ATCGAGGAGCGGGCGCAGCAAGGCGGTTACAAGGTCGCATTTCTCAATTAATAGTTTATCAAGGCGAGCATACAGATGCTCAAGTTAATAACGTAATGAACTACTTAAACGGCATATACTCAATATGGTAAGCAAAGCATTTAATGAAGAGGATTATTCAGCACTAAGGGATGAAATCAATAACGATTTAAATCTACCTAGGGTAGAAGATAATGGTTATCGGATGGAATCTTATTTGCCTCATGTTGATAAAGCAGATATACAAGAAACAGAAGATGAAGAATCTGAAACTATGTATTTAATTTACATAGACTCAATCACAGAAAATTACCTAACTGATGAATAAATACGGATACATAACAGACAACACCTACGAGGTTACTGGCACAGCTATAACTTGGGACTTTGTTAAATATAACGAAGACGGATCAACAACGGATTTTGTTGGCATCGAAAGCACAATTGCAATTGATTCTGACAAGGTTGTGATGTTTGAATCACCACAGGCATTCAACACCTGGAAATATGAATTTCAACCGGAAGAAAACATTTAACTATATTCGCAAATAGACAAACAAAAAAATGGCAAGAATTAAAGATATAACTATAGATGGCACGTTAACCGGAACTGAGAGATTAGTTTCCACCGATGCCGATCTGTCAACTAAAAACATTACAGTAGATACCCTAAAGCAGTTTATTTTAACTGGTCAAGGTACAGCTTTAACGTTTCCTAGTTCTACAGGATCTAATGGCCAAATACTAATTACTAATGGTAGTAACGTATTGGATTGGGGGTATGGGCTTAAGGCGTTGACTACTTCTGGTAGTCAGAATGCCGCTGCGGGTAATCCGAGTGTAGCGACGTTGTCTTCTGGCACACTTAATATTCCTGACTATAGTATTGCACTTACAACTTCTGGTAGTCAGAATGCTGCCGCAAGTAACCCGGGTTTAGCAACGTTGTCTTCCGGCACACTTAACGTACCTGACTATAGTATCACATTAACAACTACTGGCACATCGGGTGTGGCTACGTTATCAGCTGGTACTTTAAACATACCACAATATGGAGGTTTACCTGTGGGTAACAACACGGAAATACAATTTAACAATAGTGGTGCATTCGGGGCATCTTCGGCATTAACGTGGAGCGGTACTTTGTTATCAGCAACCGCATTAACTACAACTGGTGTTATACAAAACGAAAAGGTTAGTATAAATGGTAATACTATAGGACCATCGGCAGGTAACACTACAGAGGGCGTTGTATCCACTTCACATAAGGTGATAAAAAATACTGCCAGTGCGTCACCAGTAGATTTATCCTCATCGTACTTTGATACTACATTTGTGTTTTCAGATGCTGGAGCACCTAAGCTTAATATACCTGACACACTTGCCGTGCCTTTAGGGACGCATGTTATACTAAGTTTTACTGGGGCTGCTGGCGCTGTAACATCAGGAGCAGGAGTTACTGTAAATGGTAATGCGAATGCTAATATACCCGTAGTGCAATATTTGCCAAAGCATCTAATTAACATAGCCGTTGACACCTGGGTATTAGGATAAAAAAATATTAATTAATTAAATCAAATCAAATGAAAAAAGTAGAAAGAAAAATTAACCAAGATGAGTTGGTAAAATTGCAAGGCATTTCTAATGAAATGAATTCTTGTAAAATAAATATATCAGATGCAGAAATGCACAAGTACCGTTTAATGGCCAGCCTAGCCGGATTACAAGATAATTTCCAGGTTATTCAAAAAGAACTTATGGAGAAGTATGGCAAGGTTAGTATTAGTATTGTAGACGGAACTATAAAAGAATCCGAAGCAGATGTCATTAATCCGTAAAATAACCATAGGTAAAGAGTACAAAGAAAACGCAATGCACTATTCGGTCGGTCAAGAAGTGTATGGTAAGCACAAAATTGTAGATATACAAGAGTCTGAAGAAAAGTATATTATTTATATACAAGACACGGAGGGTGACGTAAAACGATGGAAAGACTTTAATAAAAATATGTCTGTGTCTGTTGAATATAACTTAGACTATTAATGAAAAGTGTTTTTAATTTTTTAATAAAACCCACAGGCAGTAGATATAACAACGAAGTTAATATAGATGGTAAAAAGCTGATCACGAACACAGATATATTTGACCATAAAAGTGTTAGCAGAGAAGCTGAAGTTATATCTACCCCTATTGTGTTTGATACACCTATAATTAAAGGCGATAAAGTTATAGTACACCACAATATATTTAGAAGGTGGCATAATATTAAGGGCGTTGAAAAAAATAGTTCGGGCTACATACAAGAAGATTTATACTCCTGCCAAATAGATCAAGTGTATGCTTACAAACCGTTTACAAATGGAGATCGCGAAGAACCTTGGCAGGCATTAGAAGATTACTGTTTTGTGCAGCCAATAAAGAATAAGGACAAATATGATCTGAAAGCTGAAAATGAGCTGGTTGGTATATTATTTTATTCTAATAATGTGCTAGGTAACAAAGGTTTAAAAGTAGGTGATTTAGTGGGTATAGATCCAAAAAGCCAATTTGAATTTTTAATAGAGGGCAAGCGCCTATATAGAGTGCGAAACCAAGATATTTCAATTAAGTATGAATACGGAGGAGACGAGGAAGCATATAATCCAAGCTGGGCGGATAGCAGTAAAAGAGCTAATTAAAGTCGCTGAAGAACCAATTGTAGATACAGAAGAAGACGTATCTGCGGATAGACTGAAAAATGCAGCGGCAACAAAAAAGCTAGCTATATTTGATGCTTTTGAAATATTGTCTAGGATTGAACAAGAAGATGCTGCTTTGAATGGGGTTGTGCTAGAAGACAAAAATCAAGATTCGATAAGCGGCTTTGCTGAAAAAAGAGCTAAAAAATAATGTATAACCAAACGTTATATAAAATAGTAGAACCTGTAAATCTTAATAGGCTTCATAGATTAAATAAATCTAAAAGCTGGAAAAAAGGTTATAATAGTGAAGATGATATTGTTTCGTTAAGTGGCACAGGCCAAATAGGAGATGTGTATGAAATATCTGGTTTAAAAATAGCTATACCAAAGGAACCTAAAAATGTATATTCTAGATCTGAAAATAAGCAAGAACAATATTGGCAAAGACTAGATAAGCACAAAGAGCTTGAAAAAATTAAAACAATATTTGACTGGTTAGATTGTCCAGAGCAATTTAAGTCAAAGTATCACGACTATATAGATGAAGAGTTTAATAGACGTGAAAATGGTTTTTGGTTTAAAAATAATGGCGTAAATACGTACATAACAGGTACACACTACATGTATCTGCAATGGTGCAAAATAGATGTAGGAGAAGCGGAATTTAGAGAAGCTAACCGGTTGTTTTTTCTATACTGGGAGGCATGTAAGTTAGATAATAGGTGTTACGGAATGTGCTACCTAAAAAATAGAAGATCTGGTTTTTCTTTTATGGCGTCTGGCGAAACTGTCAATCTAGCCACGATGACAAATGATGCTAGGTTTGGTATACTATCAAAAAGCGGTAGCGATGCTAAAAAAATGTTTACGGATAAGGTTGTACCAATGTCCGTCAATCTACCCTTCTTTTTTAAGCCAATACAAGACGGTATGGATAGGCCTAAAACAGAACTTTCTTTTAGGGTGCCAGCATCTAAACTAACAAGACGAAAAATAGAAAGTAAAGCTAAAAGCTCTGACTTAGAAGGGCTCGATACGTCTATAGATTGGAAAAACACTGGGGACAACTCTTATGACGGTGAAAAACTTAAGTTGCTAGTTCATGATGAATCCGGAAAATGGGAAAGACCAGATAACATACTAAATAATTGGCGAGTTACTAAAACTTGTTTAAGGCTAGGTAGCAGGATTGTAGGTAAGTGTATGATGGGCTCTACTTCTAATGCTTTAGACAAAGGAGGCGAAAACTTTAGAAAACTGTATAATGCGTCGGACACATTAAAAAGAAATAAAAACGGTCAAACTAAAAGTGGGCTATATAACTTGTTTATACCGATGGAGTGGAACTACGAAGGCTTTATAGATAAGTTTGGCTTGCCAGTGTTCGATACTCCAGATAAGCCAAAACAAGACCCACACGGCGACGAAATAGATGTGGGGGTTATAGAACATTGGGACAATGAAGTAGAGGGCCTTAAAGGTGACCAGGATGCTTTAAATGAGTTTTATCGACAGTTCCCAAGAACGGAAGAACACGCATTTAGAGACGAAACTAAAAATAGCTTATTTAATTTAGCAAAAATATACGAGCAAATTGATTTTAACGGTGACTCGTATAGTTCTAAATTAATAACTCAGGGGAGCTTTCAGTGGGAGAACGGTATTATAGATACTAAGGTTGTTTTTGTACCAGACATAAGTGGTAGATTTTATTTATCGTGGATACCAAGCAAAAATCTTCAAAACCGAGTAATAAGTAAGAATGGGGTTAAATGTCCGGGTAACGAACATATAGGGGCTTTCGGTTGTGACCCTTATGATATATCCGGTACGGTAGATGGCAGAGGCTCAAATGGTTCGCTGCATGGGGTGACAAAGTTTTCCATGGAAGATGTTCCACCAAACCACGTTTTTTTAGAATATATAGCCAGACCTCAAACCGCAGAAATATTTTTTGAAGATGTATTAATGGCTTGCGTTTTTTATGGAATGCCTATACTGGCTGAAAACAATAAACCAAGATTATTATATCACTTTAAAAATAGAGGCTATAGAGGTTTTTCAATGAATAGACCCGACCGAACTTGGAAAAAACTATCTATAACAGAAAAAGAAATTGGTGGCATACCAAACTCTAGTGAAGATATTAAACAAGCCCATGCAGCCGCAATAGAAACTTATATTGCTACCCATGTAGGCTTAATCGACGAAACAGAATATGGTAGCGTCTACTTTAATAAGACGCTAAACGACTGGTCTAAGTTTAATATAAATAATAGAACTAAGCATGATGCATCTATTAGTTCAGGTTTGGCTATAATGGCCTGCAATAGAAATCTGTACATGCCTGTTAAAAAGATTGGAAAAAAAGTCATTGACTTTGGATTTAAAAGATACGATAATACTGGATATACTTCAGAGTTGAAGAAAAATTAAAATGAACATATAATGCAGAACAAACCATCTAAAGGGATTTTTCCTAGTCAATCAGTGCTTGACGTAGAAAAGTCTGGAAATGAATATGGTATGAAAGTGGCTAAAGCCATAGAATCTGAGTGGTTTAGAAAAGATAACGGTAGCGACAAATACCAAGCTACTAAAGACAACTTTCATAGATTAAGACTGTATGCTCGAGGAGAGCAATCTATACAAAAATATAAGGATGAGTTAGCTATAAATGGTGACTTATCTTATTTAAATCTAGATTGGAAGCCAGTACCCATCATACCAAAGTTTGTCGACATAGTTGTTAATGGTATGTCTGATAGAGTTTTTGATATAAAGACCTATAGTCAAGATCCAGATTCTTTAAAGCAAAAAACTGATTATGTAGAGTCTATGTTGAGAGACATGAACAACAGACTCTTACTACAAAAAATTGATGCTACCACAGGTATCAATATGTTCAAAAACGATCCTAAAGAATTACCACAAACGAAAGAAGAGCTGTCGGTAAAAATGCAGCTTGAATATAAGCCATCTATAGAGATTGCCCAAGAAGAAGCATTATCAAACGTATTTGACTTAAACAAATTTGACTTAGTAAAGCGCAGATGTGATTATGACCAGGTTGTTATAGGAATGTCATGTGCTAAAAGCACGTTTAACACTGCAGAAGGAATACGTATAGAATATGTGGATCCTGTTGATATAGTATACTCATACACTGATTCACCATATTTTGATGACCTTTATTATGTGGGTGAGGTTAAAAGAATGACTATATCTGAGTTAAAGAAGTTTTTTCCGCAGCTAACTAATGACGACATAAAAGAAGTCGAAGATATGGCTTACGACGGTTCTGTTTATAGATCACAAAAATATTCAGCAACAAGTCAAGACAACTTTGTAGATGTACTGTTTTTTGAATATAAAACGTTTAACAACCAGGTGTATAAAATAAAAAATACATCATCAGGTGCTAAAAAAGCTATTGAAAAAACAGATGAGTTTAATCCGCCTAAAGACGCAAAGTCTCAGTTCGAAAAAGTACAAAGATCTATAGAGGTACTATACGAAGGAGCAAAAATAGTAGGTATGGAAAAGCTCCTTAAATGGAGGTTGTCTGAAAATATGACCAGACCTAAGTCAGATATAACTAAGGTTAATATGAGCTATTGCATAGTTGCCCCTAGAATATATCAAGGTAGACCAGAATCTTTAGTATCGAGAATGACTTCTTTTGCGGACATGGTGCAATTAACACATTTGAAGTTGCAGCAGGTCATGTCAAGATTGGTTCCTGACGGTATATATATGGATGCGGATGGGCTAGCCGAAATAGATTTAGGTACCGGAACAAACTATAACCCGCAGGAGGCATTGAATATGTATTTCCAAACTGGTAGTGTTATCGGAAGGTCAATGACAGCAGACGGAGATATGAATCCGGCTAGAGTACCTATAACTGAGTTACAAAGTGGTTCGGGCGGCGCTAAGATACAAAGCTTAATAACTACATACAATTACTA